TAATGGCAGGACAGCAAAAGAGCTGGTACAGCATGGCGATGTAAAGTCACTTTCAATCTTTGCAAACCAGTTAATGCAGAAAGGTTCAGATGTAATTCATGGATTAATTAGAGAGGTTAGTCTTGTACTTGCTGGAGCTAATCCTGGAGCTTTTATTGATGATGTAATTGCTCATGGAGAAGATGGTTCCGGGATTATCGCTTGTTATGATGAGGGCGTAACAGTATTTATGCACTCTGATGACAAAACAGATGACGAAGAGAAAACTAAGAATTCGGAAGATAAGAAAAAAGAAAAGTCCGAAGATGATGAGACTGTAGAAGATGTCTTTGACTCACTTACAGAAAAGCAGAAGACTGCTGTATATGCCGTTATCGGGACAATTATGGAAGATAATGAAAACAATGACGACTCAGATGATAATGAAGGAGGAAATGATAAAATGGCGATGAAACATAACGTATTTGAGAACGGTGCACAGGCACAGGATAACACACTTTCTCATGCTGACCAGGTGGCTATCCTTGAGACAGCAAAGATGAGAACTGTTGGTACTTTTAAGAATGCATTACAGATGTATGCAGAGGAGAATGCACTTCAGCACGATGCAACTAGCAGTGGCGTTGCAACAGGAGACCTTTCTAAGCTCTTCCCAGAGTATGCAGAGGTAAGACCTGGTGCACCGGAGCTTATTACTAATGATC